TGGAGAGATTGGGAGCAGGTCTAGGGGGCAGATAAGAACTCTCCTTGAGACAGAAAGACAACAGGGAGTGCCTTTCTTTAATGCGGAACAGGATTTAAGAGCAGGTATTGCACAGACAGATCAGCCAGAAGAAGGAGATGTTAAGCGACCCTTCAAGCAATCTATAAGCGACTCTGAAGGCTTAGATGCCCCTGATGCCACTATATCTGAAACTGAAACTTTATCTGAACCAGAAATTATGGAGTCTAGGAGAAGGCTATCTACGCCCATCCAAAATGCCGTTGAACTGTCAAAGACAAAGTATGCAGAATATAACACTCAAGTTGAGGATGAATTTTTTGGCAACTTCTGGCCTAGTGTTATGCAAGAAGTTAAGGGAACTGTAACTCCTGACAAGGTAAGAACAGCCTCAAAGCGAGCATTGAAAGACATAGAAAGATTTGTTGCAGATAATCCAAAGTATCAGGATTATTACCAAGAAGACATGAGGGCTATAAAGGGCTTATTGGAGTCCGAGTTTGGCTCTGTTTCAGATGGAGACATGTTGTTTTATCAGGTGGCTAATGGTCTTAGCTCCCCTGCAACTTCATTGCCTGCAAATGTTGGTGATGCCGTTAATGTGTTTGACCTTTACCGAAGAGAAGGCAACCTTGACTCTATTGAGATGGGTCTCAGCGCAAAGGGGAACCTCGTAGTAGCTTCATCTCCGTTTCAACTGTCTGGAACCACTGGTGCAAACAAAGCAAGAACATTAAAAATTATAGATAATCTAGCAAAAGAAATGGGTGGCATGGAACAAGCTATAAGTTTCATGAAAGAATCAGTAACCCCTGCGGAGTTACAGGCGTTTAATAGAAAGATGGGGTACAAGACCTCTATAAACATGAAGCCAATTAAGTCTCTCGTTAATCAGGCGACAGGTCAGGATGAAGTAATCCCAAGAATGTTCATTTTTGGGAAGAAAATTGGAGCTTATACTTTAAACTTGACTGGTGACAGCAGATACACAACAATAGATGTCTGGGAATCTAGATTCATCAGAAGTTACTTTGAAGGTTTGTTTGAGAAAAACACAGGCCTGCCAGTAAATGTAGCCGAAGATGCCTTGTTCCAAGACTTCTCAAAAGTATTTAAAGAGGAGTATGACAAGCTAACAGGAACAAGTGCTGACCCTGCTTCACTTCAGGCGATGCGTTGGTTCTATATGATCAATGCGGCTAAACAGTCGGGATATAGAGGAGCATCAACTAGTGAAACAATCTCAGAACTCACCAACAAAAAGCTTACAAGACTTAGAAAAAATCGCAATGTTGGCAGGCCAGAAGACGATGGAGAAGCTGACTCAAAAGTACCAACAAAAGCTAGACGAAAACAAGTCTACCGAGAACTTCGTAGTCCCCAATTATCTGAAAGCGGGAGTAGAGCGAATGAAGGAGGTGTACCCAGACGCTTCCGACCAAGAACTGGCAGACATTCTCAAGTACTCGTAGCAGGGCAAGAAGTATCTGGCTCAAAACGAGAGCTTACGCCTTCGGCTAAAGCCGCGCTACAAGAAGTAGACAGCTACAACGGTACTATTGTCGAGTTGGCTTCTAACGCTACAAACGCAAATCTATTTGCAAGCAAGATGCAGGCATCAAAGGTCGCAAGTGCTTATGGGGCCGCAGTCATTGTGTACCCTGAATCTGATTATCAGGACATGAAGATGTTCATGACTGAGGATGGTTCAGCAGGTATTGCTATTGAAGACGGTGACACAATCGTTTCTCTTTATAGTAATGGAGCCAACAAAAACGTAACATATTCACTGGCTTCATTGGCAGTCGAAGAAGGCGGTTTATACTCTGACGGTTTTGACACACTGCTTCCTATTATTTATGAAGATGTTGGCTTCAAGGTTATCTCCCGTCTTAAATGGGATGATTCTAAAGCCCCGTCAGATTGGGACAAGAACACATTTAAGGTGTTTAATAAGGGAGAGCCTGACGTTGTGTTCATGGTTGTCGATCCTAAATACTTTGGCCCATACTCGAAAGATGTTGGCTACTATGTAGACACCTACGAGAAAGGTATGCGTTCTGTTCGTGAGGGATATCGTCCCGACACCAAATCAAAAGAAACCGCAAAAGAGTTCCTATCGGAAGGCTTTAACCCAAAGGTAGAAGGAAAGATAATACCAGAAGGTGCTATAGAGAAGGCCGTTGAAAAGAATATAGAGAAAGCCAGAAATACTCCTAACATGTTAACTCCTGTAGTTAACCCAGAATCAAACCCTCGCGCCCAGTATATTGCTGAGAATCCAGATGACGGGTTGAGGCTGTCTGACCCTGAAATACTTTCTTCTTTAAGAAGGCAACCTGAGTACAGCCCAAGAGCAAAAGCCGCTTTAGACCAAACGGTTACAGCGGCTCCCACTGCACCTGCATCTAAAGCCTACTTAGACGTTACAAACACAGGAGCAATAGGTGAGTTCTTTGTCAGGGCAAAGGCCAAGACGGTCAACCGATACGCTAGGCTTGAGCAGATTTACAATGCTCCAGACTTAGGCTATGGAGATGTTCTTGCTGATTCAAGTTCTTTAGCTGCGTCATTGTTTGCTGACAGGTCAAAAGGCATAACAGCAGAAACCATAAAGAGAGGCTTTGTATCTTACAAGAACGGCATAACAAAGGTAGAGAAGTTCATTCACAAGAATAGAGAGTACAGGGGTCTTATTGATGTAATGTCCCCATTGTATCAAAACAAATACGGTGTTGATCTTGAGAAGTTAGCGCAGGGTTACGCCATCGCAATACGATCAAAAAGACTGCGAGAAGAAAAGGGACTAGCTACACCTGCTGACGGGGATACCCTTGACGCGCTTATGCCAGAAATCAACAAGTATAAGGATGAGAACGGCAACAACATAATTGAGGAGTGGTTTAGCACTTGGCAAGCTTACAACTCAAAGACTGTAGAGTTTCTTTTAGATACTGGTGTTCTTGATGCTGAAACAGCTAAAACGTGGATGGATCAGGCTGACTACGTCCCGTTCTATCGACAAGCTGAAGACCCCAATGCCCCAGACAAAATGCCTGCAATATTCAAAGGCATGACATCTGCCGCTACATTTAAGGAGTTAAAGGGAGGAGACACCGCTGTAACCGTTCCCCTGCTTGACGCAATAACTAGAAACCTAGATGCGGCTATCGGCATGGGCATGAGAAATGTGGCCCAACAACGAATCGTTAGAGACATGAAGTCCCTTGGACTGGCTAGAGAGGTAATCGCAGGTCAGCAAGGAAATAATATTATTAGCTTTAGGGTTAACGGCAAGAAAAGAGACTTTGCCATTGATGACCCGTTGATGTTTGAATCTATGCAGTTGATGGGTGGCGGTAGTATGGAGACCATGCTGACAAGTGTTGTGGGCGCACCATCTAGAGTTTTACGGGAAATGATAACAAGAGACCCCGGATTTATGATGGTTAACATGTTAAGAGATACGCTCTCGACATATGTTACCTCTGGATCAGACTTTGTTCCCGTGTGGAGTACACTTAAAAATGCGACCACAGGGGTAGAGACTTTATCTAAGTACGGAATTGTTGGCGGTTACGACTTTGGTAATGACCCTGACAATGTGTTTAAAGACTTTGAGAAGGAGATGGCTAAGCGCGGAGATGGAAGTGTACGAAACATTGCCTTCAGGCTTTGGGACTATCTTGGCGAAGCAACAACAGCTTCAGATGCCGCAACCAGAAAGGCCGTATATGACGATGTTCTTGCAAGAACTGGAAACGAAGCAGAAGCTGCTTTTCAGGCTCTTGAAGTTATTAACTTCTCAAGAAGAGGTAACAGCCCTCTTGCCCGTGTAGTTACAGCCGCTATTCCTTTCCTGAATGCAAGATTTCAGGGCTTAGACGTATTTGTAAGGTCGGCTAGAGGGAATTATGGAACCAATAAAGATTTATCAAAAAGCAAGCAGGCACAGATCGTTGCCTTGCGCGGGGCTATGTTAGCCTCATTAACTGCTATGTACTTCTTGATGGTTAGCGATGATGAGCAATATAAGAACGCTGACGAACATACCAGAGATAACAATTGGTTGCTACCAACTCCGTGGGGCGTACCATTTAAAGTGCCTATTCCTTTTGAAATTGGTTTGATTTTTAAAACATTCCCTGAGAAGGCATTGGCTGTAGCAACTGGTGAGGCTACTGGCCGTGAAGCGTTGAAGTCTGCAATTACAGCAACCACAGGCACATTAGGAATCAATCCTCTTGGAGCGCAAATAACGAAGCCTCTGCTTGAAGCATACATGAACCACAACTTTTTTACTGGAAACCCAATTGTTTCTAAGTATCTTGATGGGGACATGGAGGCGGCATTTATTGACAGGGATTCAACAAACAGGGCGGCTACAGAGATTGGTCAGGCTCTTGGCATTAATCCCCTCAAACTTGAGCATGTAATGAAAGGTTACACTGGAACAATAGGTTCATATGTACTGGATATTGTTGACTCATCACTGAGGTCTACAGCCTTGTCGGGCGATCCAAGCATACAGATGCCAAACCGACCCGTGACTGAGTACCCAATCATAAAAAGGTTCTTTGCCAGAAATAACAACTCAGGTCAAAAAGAAGACTTTTACGAACTGCACAAAGAAATAAGGAAGATTACATCGACATTAAACGATCTTAAAAAGAAAGGACGCATAGACGAATACAAGCGATATCTTGAAGGCAGAGAGGTCTTGCTTGGCCTCAAGGGAAATGTAAACTATGTTGCAAATCAGCTAACATACATACGAAACCAGAAGAGCAAGGTAATGAAGTCCGATTTAAGTCCCGAAAGGAAGAAAGAAGTAACGGATGAGTTGATCGCAAAAGAGAAGCACGTTCTTAAGGTCACTTCAGTGCTGAAGCGCAAGGCAGACCTACCAGTGTTCGACACGTTGTATAGGTAGTTCTACTAGTCCTTATATATAAGAGGTTAACAGCAAGGGATGGTTTGGGTTCAAGTCCCACTCTGACGTTGTAATAGTGGTGGTTGAGAGAATTGACCGCATGAAAATAGGGAGTCTGGCGAACGGTGCTTCATAATCTCTTTTTTGTGCGCTTATCGAGGGATAAGAGGAATAACCCGATGCCACCACTCACCGAATCTTTTATTCGCCAACTTTTACTCTACCGCACTAAACAGTGTAGTGCCAGTGTTTAGTTGAACATCTTTGACCATATACCGATGGGTATAAGCTCGGATTGATTAAGGGCGTGACCCTCACCCTTTCCTAGATCGGTCAGTGTGCTTTCGCACAACAGATCATCCTTTGGGGCAAATCCTGCACACCGATAGGTAGGGAATGTGCCAATCATAAGCATATAGAAGTCGGAAGGATGTTTGATCTTGTTTCGCACAGCCAACAGCTTGCCTGACTCGTACTTCGTTACCTTCACATCAACGGTATAGCCTTGACCAGTAATAAGGTCGTGTACTGGAATGTTTTCTGTTTGAAGGTCAGGATACACATTAAGTAGCCTACAAGCAGCAATCTCAGCAGCCATGCCCTCTAAGTCTGTAGCCATGTTGGACTGATCGCCAATCTTGTTATCCTTAATCCCCTTGGATCGGGCGTTCTGATATCTTTTTGTTGCAAGGAAGGTTGCAAGTTTTTGTTCCGCTTCATTCAGTACGATAGATACAGTAATAGTCATTGGTTACTCCAAACTTCTGGTTGCCATTTGCATTTGAGTTTCTTGTCAAACACTAACAAGAACCTGTGCTTTTGGCTTCTATCTCTCCACTCACCTTTTAGACCCTTCATCTTGCCTCTGACATGTTTGATCATCTGAGTCCCTGCAAACATATCGTCTTGAATTGACTCTACAAAAAAGTCTTTCTTCTTATCGCTAAGACCGTAATACTTAAAATTAGATGCAGAGTAAATGACCCCACTGTGATGATCATTGTCAGCGTAACTCAGGACTGCCCGTACAAATTCCTCTGCTCTTAACATCTTGATTGCTCTGGACATAAACCATGTCGCCAGATTATGTTCTGATGCTTGATGGCTTGGCTCCAAAACAAAACGGCTTAGTTCCCACAACCCATCTTGATCCGTTCGCTCCATACCAAAGCAGGATTGACTTAACTCTGGAACAGGAAAGCCAGTGAATATGCACCCGCCAACAACCTTTCCTCTGTGAATTAATCCCACATTAAATCCGCTTTTAAACCCTGAGGATACCTTTGACAAGTAATGATGCTTTCTCATCAAGCCCCCAAGAAGATTTTTTGGTATGGGCGTAACAGAATATTCAGACTTACTCACTGTTTCTCCGCAGGAGGAACTTGGAAGTCTAATTCAGCGGCTGTAAATATCAACATCTCAATAAGAGTGGAGTACTCTACAGTCCCAACCTCTGAACTTCTTTTTACTGGCCGTCTTATGTCGCCAAGGGTGGTGGCAATGTGTTCACTTCCAAATGTTCTGCACAAAAGTTCTTCGTGCATCTCATCGTGAGTCATGCCCACAAATTTAGCGAACTCACCGCACCATTTCCTGTAGTACCTTTCCTGTGTTGATGATCTTGACTTGGTGATGCCCTTTATCTCTATGGAGATACCTCGCTTAGACTTTAAGCATAGGTTCATCAAGGCAAGGCTTCTTTCGGGGAAAAGATTGCAGAGCGGTAGAAGGATATCTACCACTCCGCTGTTCTCTTTTAGATTTAGCTTAATCATGATTCTAGAAAGGTATGTCTTCGTCAAACTGCTCAGGTGCAGGTGCAGGAGCAGGGGCAGGAGCAGGAGCAGACTCAGGGTTATAAACCTCAGTGCTAAGATACATGTACTCTGCGCCAGTGTTCTTGGCTACACGGTTCCATGATGCAATCTGCATCTTAAGCTTGAAGTCAGGTACAGGGTTGGCTTGATTGGCTTTAGCCATCGACAGGAGTTCACGCAACTGAGCGGAACTTACTTCGACATTACCCCTCCAGTCAGGTTGCTTTTCGTTCTGCTTCTCGTTTGCAAACATTGCGCCTTCGCCTTTCGGATATTGCTTATTCATCGTTTCCTTCCTTTTTATCGAGTGATTTAGATAGTGCAGTGAATTTCACCTTAAGCATGTTGTATGCGTCAAGATGGTTAGTTGTTAAGTGATCAATCGTCTTCTTGTTGGCTTGCCATTGACTCCTAAGACCATCAGGCGAGTCAATCATCTTTGTTGCTACCTCAATCATCTGATCTACCCAGTAGTGAGCATCAGAATCCTTCCATGTTAAGTAGGACTCAGACGAGTCAACAACTGGAGCAACTTCGGCCTTAGCAGGACTTTCTGCGGGAGGGTTACTTTTCGTAACAGCCTTGGATTTCACTGGCTTGCTTGCAACTTGTTCAACAACAGCGTCATCAATCATATCTTCTGGTTGAGTTTGTCCACGGTATATATGGAATCCCAAGCCGAAAAGCCCAATTGTTTTCACAAGACAACGCATTTTGTTATCGGAAATATCCCTAGATGAAGGGTTGGGTATCGTTTTATTTGCATAGTTCATAACAGGCAACCACATACTCCTGACAAGACCATGTATCTCCACCTGACAAACAACTGATACTGATCCATCTGCATAGACCTCGTTGTCTAGATAAGCAAAGGTTGCCTCTGGATAATTATCCATGAGTAAAGCCCAAGCTTCATTCCAAGCAAGGTAAGTTAGCCCGTTCTTGCTCTTGGCATTCTTCGAGCAATCTACAGCGGATAGGTTTTTCCATATAGCCCTAAAAGTTATTTCAGGATACTGTTCTTTTTTTGGCATTTCGCACTCCTAGTTTTGACTTGAAAATGGGTTCTTAGTAAACCCCTTGAAATTCTTTCTATAAGCTATACCAGATTCCTTAAAGCCTATCTCAATCGACTTCTCAAGAATCTCTACAATCTCTAAAGGCTCTAGCTCGTAAAACACCTTTGCCTCTAAGTCTGTGATCCAACCTTTTGTCCAAGTAAACTTGAACGTGTCACCAATCAGTCTAGACTTTAGGTCTGGTATATCGGTGATCGACCATATCGACACCATCTTTAAATATGTAGCTTTGTCGCTTCCAATCACGAACAATACTCCCCTGTAAATTGTGGACACCATTTGCTGACTCGACACCAATCCTGAATACATCTGGTAGCCTCGCCCCTTCTAACTTCAACAGAATGTTTTTCAGGCTCAATTGCTATAGCGTCCATGAACTCATCAGCGTCTTGCTGAGAGCCTAGAACTCTAACGGCTCTTTTTCGGCCTTTTTTTACAACAGCATAACTATCATCTTTTTTCCATGTCTCAGCCTGCGTACATGGCTCGATGTCCCCGCCAGTTAACCTTTTAAACTCAGCCTCTTGGTGGAGCCTTACCCTTCCTTCAACATAAGCATCTTGCTCCTCATCAGACCACAGAGGAATCTCAATAATCTTTATTGGTGATTGAGGGTATGTTGAATCCTCACTTGCCCGTCTGCGCTGCCAGTCCCGTATGATTGCTATAATTCTTAACTGCTTAACAACAGCACCATGAGACTTTCTTATCAACCAAGCGTAACAATTAAGTTGGTTATGCCATTCTTTCTTGGCAAAGATAACTGACCATACTGAAGTAACCTTGTAATCGCTGACGATTCGCCCACGGTCACTCAACTCTTGCAGATCGACAGCCCCCGATATTGTCCAACCCAAGACTTCTGCAAACATTCTTTCTTCACTAATAACCTGATCTGCACCCTCAGCCGCCTTCTCGAACATTGTATGCACTGAGGTTCCAAACCTAGACCAAAGGAAGTCAACAGCATCCTGTTTGATGTCATCAGCGTTCTCCCTAGCTAGTATGGCTATCTGCGGTGAATCGATAAGCTGTGTAACTGACCTATTAGATTTCCCTTTAGTGTAGTCATCTTGCGTTAAGGCAGAGACAACAACATCAGGTAGATTAAAGTTGTTAGTGACAATCATCCTAGTCTTCCTTATCTTCCATGCGCCAGACTCTTACGCCCAGACGGAATGGTTCGTTCTCCATTCTTACGGAGAACAACCAATTCTCGTTGATCTCACAATCAGGTCGATCAACATACCGACTAATGGCTGCTCGTATGGCAGCTATCTTAGGCTTTTGATCCTCAACAGTAGATTCAACAAAAAAACTCTGCCCAACACTCATGTTATTCATCACTTCCTTCAGGTCTGGAGGCATTTTTATGCCCGTCCCTAGCCTTCGATCCTTGGGTGGAGGAATGTTGTCCTCTAGTACCAAGCTTCTTGTGGATGTATCGGTTTTGTCTATCGTCATAACGTATTTCTCCGCTCTCTTCTGATTCGATTAAGTAATTCCCTATCCTGCTCATTAAATTACCCTCTTAGTTGTTAAATAATTTGATTGGTATATAGTAGTATACATCTTACAACGGGAAAAGAAATATGACAACAGTTAACTTTACGATAACAGGTGAACCCGCAAGTAAGGCCAACTCCAGACAGATTGTTACTATACGGGGACGGCCTGCGGTGATTAAAAGCAAGAAAGCGAGAGACTATGTTAAACTTTTTGATCAGCAGTGTAAGGCTTTGCCTGAATTGTTAGAGGGCGATCTAGCGGTCATCATGACCATCCATTACGCATCAAGAAGACCAGACCTTGATGAATCCGTTATTTTAGACTGTATGCAGGGGAAAATTTATGCCAACGATAGACAAGTCAAAGAAAAACACATCTTCTGGTCTCTTGACCGAGAATCCCCAAGATCACATATTATCGTTGTGCCGCAGGATGATCGTGCAAGCATTGAGAGATGTCTACGACAAGAACGAGAAGATTAGCTTTGAAGCGGCTGATTATTTTGTTTCAGGTGATCACCTAGAAATATGCTCAAAGATTAATCTTGATGATGAAAAAATAAGAGAGGAAGTCATTGAAGCGTTGAGGTTGGGGGGCGTAAAAAAACAAAGGATGATTGGAGATATTATTGAAGGAGTGGAGAATGATTTTAAGTTACATGACATTGTAAGCAACTAGGAATATTCCTAGTAACAGGAATATTCCTGTTAATTAGGAAGATATTTCAAACAGGAATCTTCCTAACAGAAGATATTATAATCACATATTTCCGTGGAGTGCAAATATGAATGAAGCCGACTTGGGATATTTCTTTGAAAATATCCATGACGATTGCAGGGTTCCATGCCCTGAATGCAGTACAGAAAGAAAGAAAAAAAACATAAAAACACTTAGTGTGACCATCGATGGTGGCGATTGTTTATACCAATGTCATCACTGCGGCTTGTCAGGACGCTACAACAAGCCCTCCATTCAGACGCAAGTCAAACCACAAAAAGTGAGGGCTATCTCAGTGCCAAGCGCATCCAATCAAGAACTTATTAACGAATATTTACTCAGCCGAAGTATCGACCCCTTATCTGTAACAAGTTACTCAGTGGTTTCAGGGACAAAATACTTCAACGGGTCTGGTGAAATGGATGCAGTTGGTTTTGTTTACGGGGATCGTGAGGCTGTGAAGTGGCGATCCATTCAGGGTAAGAACTTTACTCAGGATGGGGCGGCAAGAACACTGTGGGGCATTGATCAGGTCAAAGAAGATGCCAAGGATATATTCATCGTTGAAGGTGAGACTGATCTCCTAGCCTGTGCATCATCAGGTCTTGAGAACGTGGTGAGTGTGCCTAATGGTGCGCCTCAGAAGGTGAGCAACCGAAAGGTTGATCCAGAAGAGGATAACAAGTTTGCCTACGTCTGGGCGGCTAGAGAACAGCTAGAGAAGGCTGAACGCATTATCCTTGCTACCGATCAGGATGAAGCGGGTATTGCCCTTAGCGAGGAACTGGCGAGGAGAATAGGTAGGGCTAAGTGTTGGACTATTGAGTATCCAAATGGATGCAAAGACCCCAATGATGTCCTTAAGCATCATGGTGCTGAGGCTGTCAGAAAGATGATGGAAAGTGCCAAGCCTGTACCTCTTGAGGGTGTTTATTCTGCGGATGATTATACTCATGATATCGAGCATCTTTACACTGAAGGCATTGTTGGCGGTGCTTCCACAGGACTTGCGAGTGTTGATGGATTGTTCACCGTTGTTCAGGGGCAGTTAAGTATAGTGACTGGAATTCCGGGAAGCGGGAAGTCCGAGTTTATTGATCAGCTTATGGTTAACTTGGCAAGAAGAGAGGGATGGAAGTTCGCCATCGCTTCGTTTGAGAACCCGCCACCACTTCACATTGCAAAGTTATCTGAGAAGTATGTTGGCAAACCATTCTTTGAGGGGAAAACTGAAAGGATGAGTAGTGACGAGAAGACTGAGGCTCTTGACTGGGTAACAGATCACTTCTTATTCTTAGAGCAGCGCGGTGGTGACTCAGCTACCATCGACAGCATCCTAGATAGGGCAAAGCAGGCGGTAATGCGCTTGGGTGTTCGCGGTTTAGTTATTGATCCTTACAATTACATTCAACAAAGCAGCAAGGTAGACAATGAGCATCAAGGCATCAATGAGATGCTTACTCGCCTTGTTACCTTTGCTAGGGCGCATGATGTACACATATGGTTCATTGCTCACCCTGCCAAGATGATGACCAATCAGGATGGTTCTACGCCCGTACCTAAAGGGATGAACATCTCAGGGTCAGCGGCATTCTTTGCCAAGGCTGACTTGGGTATCACTGTACATCTAGACAAGGAAAAGAATGTTGAGATTCATTGTTGGAAGTGCAGGTTTAAATGGGTGGGAACAACTGGTACGATCAATCTAGATTACGACATTCCAACAGGGCGTTACTCTGATATCTCTTACGGTGATTTTGTACCAAGTGTCGGCAGTGGCGGTAGAAGCAACGACTGGCATGAGACTGGCGATGACTGGGATTTCTGATATTCAGGTAAATGAGACAGGCACAAGTGAACTGCACAAGCGGCACAGAACTTCGCTTGAGCAAAGTGACGGTGCGTTTCTTAGGGTTAAGGTAACTGATCAGCTATACATTGATCGGTTACTTTTAACCAAGAAGATTGACGTAGGCCATCACGCTACTGCCGAATGGATTCTCAATCAAGCGGCAAGGGCTAACGTCTTTGTCAAAACTCCTTCCATGAGCGATACCTTTGGTGGTGGTAGTGGTGACAAGTACACCAACGGACTTCTGATTTTTTCTCGTACAATGAAAAGGATAAACAATAAGTTCGGAGATAGCGGTGAGAAGATTGTGTTTGATATTGTTGTTGATGACCTGAACATTAAGGATAAAAAAGTTCTGCAAACATTCAGGAAAATCTTAGATTACCTCGCATGACCTACTCCGACATTATGCGAGTCTACTGTCTGGGCGGAGATGCATGAAATACGGCCTTACTGTGAGCAGGTTAATAGCAGTAAGGATATAACCTACGGCTGTGTTTTGTGCGTCTGTGGTGTTTGCAGTATCCCTTATTAACAACAACTTAACAGCAATGAAACTCTACCGGGACGACCGGGAGTTATGCTACAAATATTAACAGGTTAAATATAATGAGCAAAGGTTCAAAACAACGCCCGACAGACAGGGTTAGCTTTAACAATTCTTGGGATAAAATTTTTGGGGAAATCTCTAAATCCTCAAGAATTGAGGAAGAGAACTATCAGCTAGAAAAAGCTGAGAAAGAATACTTTCAGGTGAAAAAAGCGATTGACGAGTTAAACTAAAAAAGCCCCACCCCTCAGTCAAAAGGGATGGGGCTTTGTAGGGTGTTCATTTATACTGAGTTTAAAAATTCGGTTAGCTTGATGAGTATATCTTTAGCCTCCCGTCTAGCCTCTTCTCGAAAGCTAGTCGCTGTAGTCAGTATCATTCTAGCTATCTCACGATCCTCCAAGCCTTCTAAGACCTCCATTTTGTTATTGGAAATGTGCTGAAGAACCTTCTCGACACCCCAGTCCTCAAAATCATCGCCCCAGTAAGGGAACTGGTGAATTAGATATTGTTTACTAGCCCAGATTATATCGCTTGTTTTGGCCTCTTCAATCATGCGAATCTCCTTTAATTAAAATCGTAAGTGTCAGGGTTTGGGTCTGGCTTAAAATTAGCGCACTCACGTTTCTGTGTCAAACTCCATGATCTTGCTTATCTTGACCACGCAGTTCCTGTCCCAGAGTTGGATGCTAAGTTCCTGATCTAGCTCATCCATCGAATCAAATTCTCGATCAAAATACACGCAATCATAGCCGCCATCAGTTCCAATGGGGATGCGCTCCATCACATTAGCAACGTACTTGCTCTTGGATTCAAAAAGATCATGGTCTTCTCTTAACGTCTTGAACATAATCCTAGTGTCACCTGTGCAGGTCAGGCAGTATGCCCGACTGTATTGAGATTCAATCGAATTCCCTCTTTCATATTGGAACAATGTGCGAGTGTACGGAAGCCCACTGCCCTCGTTTGGCACTTGCCACTCCCCATCATTCCAGACTGGGGAGCGTGTCATGCCTACGTTCTCACTGCCGCAATAGGCGCAGGTAGCTATGATTCTTTTGCCTTGCAAGTTAACTGTTCGCATTGTCATTCGCCTTATTCGTTAGCATGTTGTAGAACTTGCGGTAGAACGGAATTGAATCTTGCTTGGGTATCATTCCCATTTCACTTTTAAGCTTATTCATAAGCCTAGAGTTTCTGATCGTTGGATCAAGCGGAACGCCATTTTTCTCTAGCAGTGAATCGATAGACACGCTATAGAACTCAGCAATGTTTTTGATCGTGGATACTTTGGGCATAGACTTCAAGTTGAGTACCCGATTGACGGTTGCTTGCGGTACACCAATGACTCTTCCCAGATCGCCTTGAGTCATGTTGTGATTCCACATCAGTGTCCGAACATTGCTTGACAGTGACTCTAGGTCTTTTGCTTCTTTAGCTTTATTAATACTAATCATTTTCTTATTCCTTATCTGTTGATTGGTTGTTTGTTTTTTCAATTGCAGGCATTTCTTTTTGCAGCCTAAGCCAGTGTTCCCGCATAATAGTTACCAACTTACCTTTCTTGACTGGCGATGTAAAATTATCATCCACAGAGAAGTTGACTTCTATTGTGCCATCGCTGTCGGTTGCTACCCCCTCAACAACGGCCTCGCAATCCACATCAATGGTGAACATCTTTATTGATCCATCCTTGTTTAGCAGGTCTTTGCCATCTTCACTTGACCTGAAAAATTCAATCTTACTAATTGTTACCCATTCAAAATTTTCATCCTTCATCATACTATCCTCTTGTTTAACCACCGTCCTGAGAATTTCTCAGTAGGTGTAGTGAATGCAGACTTGATGCCTGCGCCTTTGGTTGAACCGCCCCTGATGACTCGCTTGCCCTCGTTATCATAGTTCTTATTGATTGGTCTGAGATGCGAATCATAGACCTCATAAACATTATAGAGTCGGGTTGCCATCGTACTAGCCGACAGCCCCGATACTTTCGCATAGTGGCTTGCTGTATATAGATGCCCCATGACTAACTCAGGATGACTACCCCTGAACGGTAGCAGTTTCGCTGATGCCATCGCCTCTCTCCTCATTGTTGTAGGTTTCTATTATATACCCTGTCTCTGCGCCAACGTCATGATGCCTCCTGAGCGCAGATTTCATGGCTTTGACAAGACCTTCTTGGTCGATATACCGCTGACCATTTGCTCGACAGTTCATTGCATATAGCTGTCGTGTAGAACTGAGCGTCCTGAAATACTTATCCATTTGTCTATCTCCTATCTGCTTTTATTGCTTGCTTAGATGCCCTACGCTCAGAACGTGCGCTATCCCGTTTCCACACACCTGTGTGAGCCGCAGAGTACCCCATGTTTCGCTCAAGAATCTGAATGTGAGCCTCTTGACCTACGCGAGTACACCTTACGTTTCGGTGCTGTTTACTTACGTTCATATATTTCTCCTAATTATTAACTGGTTAACAGTAGATGTGATTCATAACCACTGGTTTATAAAACACTGCAATAGGTACATCCTGCGCCCACCTTTCGATGGGCGGTTATGTCATGCGGCAAGCACATCATCACTTGCCACGATGCAATCAATGCCACATTGTGCAATGGCCTGTCGGGTGTATCGGTCAGGATGACGATCCAGAATAAGTACCGCACCTGACTGGGCGCAAGCGTCATAGTCTTGCTGATACATCTCACCGTCAGTGAATATCATATGGATGTCTGGGTTGATACCGTTAGCCTCAAGCCACCCAACAGCCGCAGACATCATAGTGCCGCCACCGATAGGGATATCCATCTCAAGCATTTCAGCACCAGTCTGCACCTCGACAACGCTCTCTACTGCATGATTGGTAAACAGCACGATGCACCCGCTAGATGGTTGCATAACGTCCATAAGATTAGCCACAATCGCAATGAAAGCATCACGCGCAACCTCATCGACTGAGTAGCTAATGTCTATGGTCATCGCCATCTGATTGAACGAACCCTTACGGCTTGGCGCAATAACGCCAGAGTTTAGGAATCTTCTGCGATTTATTCGAGACCAACATGACTCTTGACCTGCACCTATGCGAGTAACCCGATCAGACAATTCAGCTTCCCAGTTAACGGACGGGGCAGTGCCACCATTGCGCCTAGACGCTCCAGATATCGCGCCACAGGCTGTTGGCTGATTATGCTCACCACGCTCACGACTTGATTCAAGCGCGTCCAAAGCCTCATCAACAGCGTCAGCTATGCGCTCATGATCATGCTTCTCAGCGGCCACCTGTTCGGCCTCTGTACCGTCATACTGGGGAACTAAGTGAGTGTCTAAGCCCTCTGTAGTCGCGCCCTCCAATGGATCAGATTCAGGCTCACACTGGTCATTTGAATCGCCATCCTTTGCATCGCTTTGCTGATCAGACTCTGAGGGTTGCCCATCGATGCCATCGTCAGGAGCAGACCCGCCACCCTGACCAGAACCACCGCCATGATCCTGAGAACTGCCGTCATCACCTTTGTCATCACTGTTGTCGCTGTCATTGTCTTTGCCTTTGGTTTTGGTTGGTTGGCTTTCTTTCTTCTTAACAAGCTCTAAGTAGACATCATCTACCAAGTGGTCGCGCCCGATATCCCCATCTAGCAGTCCCTCTGGGATAAATTCTAGACCATGCTTAACTAGATCGGCATTGATCACATAGTCTGCCGCTCGATTGAAAAGGTTGCTGTCGTAGTCAATGGTTTCCAGTCCGACCTGCCTGAAGTACCCGCGATCCATGAACGCCTTGCCACGCTGTGGATGGCGCAAGACAATGTGAGATACTTCATGAGCCAACAGGAATGCACGTTGCGAATCATTCGGCAGTGACCTAAAGAATTCATTGTTAATATAGATGTACACCCCATCAGTCGCGGCAGTTGGGATGCTGTTTGTCCATATCACTGAGGTGTTGGCTAGCATGCTGTAATACACCTGAGCCTTGGCCTGAAGGACAATCAAAGCCTTGACGTAAGGCTTCGAGTTGCTCTGCTCAGGTTGATCATTGGCAAATAGTTGCCTTGCTTTACGGGGATTATACTGATCGAGTAAGTTGTTCACGTTAAACTCCCATGATGGTTATTAGATCAGAATGCTTGGCTAAAAATTGATTAGCCAAAGGGTTGTTTGATGTCCACCCCTTGCGCCCCGCGAGGGAAAGTAATCGACAGCCCATAGATATCTGCAAATCTGGGCGCAATCGCAGGATGTAGTTGAACGCAATACCGAGTGAATCACCATCGAAAGCACTAGTGATTGCATTGTGACCTGCAATCATCTGATGGCCCGTCTGGCTAGGCAGTAAGCATCCTTCTGGATCGCGCTGTATGTCGCGCTCTGTTGGAACCTCTCCTCTGATCTCAGCATACTTAAACAGCATAGTGGTGGCCCCATAACCGATGTTAGACGCGACTAATGCCCTGATTGTATTGCTAAGGTAAGCGTCAGCACCGTTGATTTTAAAGAATGCGTTCAAGTGCTGTGATGCCATAGTCACTGATCGAGGTGAGCAATATTGCTCGTCAGCGGCAGGTACTGATTTAGCAAAAAAACCTTCTGAGTCGTAAGCCTTTGCACACTCGATGACAAGAGGATGTACCTCATTTGCATATGCCCACTCTGACCAAGAGTCGATGCTGAATTCCAGTTCAAATATTGCCACGCGGTCAGTCAACATGGCGAGCAGTCTCGATGCTCCACTTTTATCCTGAGTCCGATTGCCAGTAGCCACAATGAAAGTGCCTTCAGGCAACGGCCAACCCCCAATTGAATGCTCCTTTGGGTCTAGCATATCGGAGCAAACTTTCTGAATGTCTGCACTGCCCTGATGCAATTCATCGAGCAAAACCATTGTGTACTTAGTGCCTAGCCTCTCGATTGCTAAGATCAGAGGCGGCTTGGTCGGTTGCATAGCATAGTGACCGTCATCACCCTTAAATGGCAGTGATGCCCCTGAGAATTCAACACTGTCCTTACCTGCCATCCGAACACTGATGAAACCGATGTCATCAGCGATTAAGCCTTTTGACTCAGCAAATGCTTTACGCACTTCGGTCTTACAGAATTGCGTTTTGCCGCCACCCGTCATACCGACAATGACTAGGGGCTGAATAACATCAGATGCATACACGATGGGTAGCATTTCAGTGAGTGTTTCTAAGTTTACGATTTGATGTGCCATAATAAAATTCCTCTTAATTAGTTGAGATTAGTCAATAAGGTCAGCGAGTATGCCGCCTGCGAGTGACTGATTAGTTGCCTGCATCTGTGCGGGTGTGACTGGTGCTGTCATTGCTGACAGGCCTTTAACGATAACCTTGGCCGCGTCACGCGACTTGATGCGAGTTGATGGGCTAGACTTCCACTGCTCCGTATTGTGACAAGCTATTTCAGTGTCGATCATGTCGGCCATCGCAATGATGCGGGGATCATTGTCGTAGCCTGTAACCATATCTCTCAGCATTTTGCTGTGCAGTGCTGAAAGGGTTACGAGGGTTTCAGAAAGCCTCACACCGTCCGTAAGCTGTTTAGCGACAATAGCCATGTGAGCCTTGGCCGCATTCATAGCCTCTGTCTTAGCACCCTCCAGTTGCGTTGCTAGTTGCTTATTACGAGCCTCCGCAATTTCGTTGGCGAGTGATGCAGGCAATGATCCGTAACGCGCCATGTTGACTGGCTCGATGCACTCAGGGATGTCAATTGAGATGCTGAATTTGTCGCGCACCTCAGCGGCTGTCGGAAACTTTATTTCATCACCAAACATGCCTGCTCTACTGGCCGCGATATTGCATAGGTGATCCCAGTGCGGGAGTAGGTCATTGAGGCTGTCATAAGCATCAGCCTTAAGAGCGGTAAGCTGATTCAGAATCTCAGGTACAGCGGTAACTGCCGCCAGACGCTTGCCGCGTTTCTGCTGCCCCTCTTCGGCCTGTGAGAAAGACAAGGTCTGCTCGTACAGATAGGTTCTAGCTTTCTGAAACTTGCTAATGACAGCCTTAAGATCGCCATGATGTGCGCCCAGTGCATTGATATACATTCGAGCATTAGTGTCGGACGCTCCCGCATGATCCTCTGCACGTTTAGCGGCATCGACAAGCTTTGTAGTGCCAGTATAAAAACGCACCGTCACGCCCAAGAGCATGAATGCATTGGCCGCGACCTCGTTTAGCTTATGTTGATCCTGATTGATTAAGTCCATATTACTGCCCTCGATTTTTTTAAAAAATAAGCCGTTAATTAAGAGACCACGCGGCCTCTGAAAAGTTCAATAAATAAATAGCCTAGTCAGCTATCATCTGTGTATTCAGTTGCTTGCTTACTAAACCCATGAGATGATTTTTTATTCCATTTATTTTACGCAGACGAT